CGCTTATGCAGTAACCGCAGGAACGGCAGGTGTAGGTCATAGCATTGGCCTCTGTCGCTCGCAGTTGCTGAGTATACGCTCGCGGTCCTTGTCGCTGAGCGCCGCACGGCAACGGATACGCTCGGTCATCATGTGGGCGGCTAGCGTCCATACGCGCGCGACAAGCTCGCTATCAGCCAACTTCGGCTCTGACGCCAACTCGCCTATTAGTGCCGCTTTCGCGAATTCGTCCAGGACGGTCATATTCTCTGCAGTCAGTCCACCTCTGTCACTTCTTGCCATCGTTCTGCTCTCCTTGTTTGTCCATGCACGTGACGGCGATCGCCAAAGCGTCTATCATGTGGTTATTCCAGGCTTTGAAGTTTACGTCAGGGAAGCGGGCTTTTATCGCTTCGGCAATGGATTTCTTTTGCGCGTACACTCGCCTGCATAGATGGGCCTTGACCCGCGACGGGTAGTAGCAGGTACACCGTTCCCCCTCGTGCAACCGGCCGAATGCGTACAGGAACCGACCAACCCATTCGCTTGTGCGATGGACACGGGCGGGCGCGTATTGCCCCCGGCGGTATTGCATGCGCTCGATAGCCAGATGAGCCGCCTCGTCGTCCGCGCCCATCCGTGCACACATCGAGAGTAGCGGGCGATTCCAGGAGTGGTCGCGCGCTATGATGTTGTCGCCGGGCGCGAGCACAACATACCCGCTCTTCTCCGGCCCGGGGTCGATGCCTAACACGGTTCGCATGGGGTGTCTCCGGCAAGGTCGCTCAACATCCCGCTAGTACTGTTTGCCGTGGCACACCAGACGGTGTGGCCGGCGTACAGGTTGCGAGGTAAGGCTGTAGAGTCGCCATACGTGTATTCGCTAATTGGTCGCCAGTCTAGAGGCGTTGGCGCGTATGGGCATTCATGCCGAATGGCCACTTCGCCTGCAGCCTTTGCTTGAGGTTCGCACCGCTCAAAAGGGACGTATCCGCACCTCCACACGGTCTGTTGCGCTCGCGTGTTCGTCCGGGACTGCGCGGCCAGCGACAAGCATGGCCTCCTGTTCGTCCTTCGCGACAGTCATAGCGGGCCCAACGATGATACGGGCGCGCTCGCCGGCTTTCCTGCCTTTCGGTGCCGGGTGCAGAACCACGACGTACTCATACACTTGCTCTTTGCTCTCGGTCATCAGTTACTCTCCTTGTGTTGGGGTTGTTGTTTGTCTTCGCATCGGGTGTCCTTTCGGGCTTCACCGTCTTGCCGGATGACACTGACGGCACGGTCCAGTGCGTGCATTGCGGTGGCATGGGCTCCGAGGCGGAGTTGCCGGTAGTCTACTAAGTTCCGCAGCGTCTCGACCTCTCTCGCGCACGCTTCCCGCTCTTCTGCGACGGCGGAGGCGATGGCAAGGCGGATAGCCTTGGCATTTGCGCTACGCCACTCGTCACCAATCCAGACGTAAGGACCTATGACTTCATCTTCTCGTACGCGCTCTTCGGGTGTCTTGGGTTCAGGCATTGTCTTCCTCCGTTTCTGCCTCGACTAGCGCAAGGTTCAAGCCAAGGGCGTGGGCGATATGGGCAACGTTCCCTACCGTCCAGTTGATGCGGCAAGCGATTATGTCGTCTGCATACTCAGGCCCCCAGCCGCACTCTCTCGCGAGGTCTTCAACAGACAACCCGCTTCTTGTTAGCCCTTGCTTCACCTGGTCCCCAAATTCACGACGTAACCGCCTAGTGTACTCGGCGGGATACTTCGGCATCAGCCGGCGTATGGGCGCGGACTTCTCTTCGCGTAAGCGCTTGACTTCAGCAACAAGGCGGGTGATGAGCTGGCAATCGCTGCTAATGAGTTTCTCGCGCCACGACAGTGCATGGAACAAAGCTTGGTCCGCCTCTGCACTTTCCGCCAGGTTATCCAACTCTTCATCCGTCGGTGGCTTGTGTTGTTCAGACATTACTCACCCTTTCAACTGGCATGTACCTGTGCCCGAAATTCCGTAGTCGGCTTGTGGAACGTCAACGGGTACGTCCCCGTCGGTCCGTTCCGGTTCTTTGCAACTATCAGATCCGTCAGCACGTCCATTCCGTCGTCCTTGTCATCCCGCCACAAAAGCAGTGCCACGTCGGCGTCCTGCTCAAGCGCCCCGCTGTCTCGTAGTCGTTGCAGTGTCGGCTTGGGGTTGCCGCCGGTCGGGTCGCGGCTTAACTGGGACACCACGAGCACCGCCGCGCCCGTGTCGCGCGCCAACCGCTTGAACGCTTTGGACATTGACGCCACTGCGAGGTTCTGGGTCTCGTGCTTGCCCGCCGGTTCGCAAAGTTGCAGATAGTCAACGGCGATAAGCCGCACGCCGTGCTCGCGAACGTGGGACTTGGCGACCGATACTATATCCCGCACGTGCGTAAGGTCGTCCACGATGTGTATGCGCCCCGTGCCTAACCGGCTCACCGCAGTTGCGGTCCGGTCGCGTCTGTCATCGGGTGACAACTCGAAGCGCAACACGTTCGTCGAGCAGTGCGACAGCGTGCCTATTACCCGTTCGGCTAACTGGCTCGCGCTCATTTCGATGGACACAAACAGAGACGATACATCGTCACCGGTAGCCTGTACGGCTATCTGCAGTGCCAAAGCGGTCTTGCCGACTGACGGTCTCGCGGCGACGATGGTCATTGCGCCGCAGGGGATACCACCTATGGCATCGTCGAGTGGCGCCAGGCCGGTCTTGACGTACGCACGGCCAATGTCTGTCAGGTCGGCGGGGACTGCACGCATGACGTTGCGGAGCTCAACGCTGGTGCCGTCTGACGCGCCTTGCGTTATGGCCAGCAACTTGGACTCGGCGGCATCCAGAATATCCCGGGTAGTCTCGACGCCTGCAAACGCACTACCGACGATGGCGTTGCCACACTGGATCAGGTCGCGCAGCTTGGCTTTGTCGCGGACGATACGTGCGTAGTACTTGGCGTTGGCGGTGTCGCACGCGCTTTCGGCCAGGTCTATTTGATACTTCGCGCCGCCGACTTTGCCGAACAGTTCAAGCCGTCGCAGTTCGTCTGACACGGTGAGTAGGTCGATAGGTCGGCCTTCTTCGTACATGGCGGCCATGATGTCAAAGAGCTGTCCGTGCAGTGGCATGTAGAAGCTCTTCGCGGTGACAATACCAAGCACGTCGTCAAACACAGAACGGTCGTTCATCATCGAACCGATGAGCGCCATTTCGGCGTCGATGTCCTGCGGGGGTATACGGGGGTCAGTCGGCATTACTTGCTCCGCTCTCGCGCTCATGGCGCTCCCGTGCTGCTTGGATGGCCGCTTGCTTGTCTAGCCAGAGTTGTCGAGCCTTCCGAGCCAGTTCCCGCGCGTGCTCTTGGGATACGTAACTGACAACGTTGGCGAAAGTGTCTGGACCTTGGCATAGGTAGGCGCCACGCTCGTCAAGAATGGTGGGACCACGAGTTACGCGACCCATATATTCGTTGCGGCTATTACGGTGGCCGTCTTCTACGCGCGCACTAGCTCGGACTATATCCCAGCCCGTAGATGCCAGGTCAGTAACGTCACCGGTAGACAAGTTGATCATCGCTTCGAAGCGGTGCTTGCGTACCTTGCCATCGTTCTCGTCTAGCGCGTGCTCTTCGACCTCGTAGTAGGAAAATAACTCCCATTTGTTTTCTGCACCGTTCCTGTCAGCGCAATATCTGTCAGCCGCCTCTTTCCCCGTAGGTGTTCCGCTGAATACGCCGCAGACAACGCGCTGGTCGTCATCGTCTTCGCCCCTTACGATGTACACTGTACGGTCTGGTTTACTCGGCATCGGCGTCCTCCCATCGTTCTTGCCCTCGCGCGTAATTAGTCGCAGCTCAGCTTCGCTCTTCTTAGCTCCCATGCTCACGCTCCGTTTGTAGCTCGCTTTGCCTTCTGCTTTTGGTGGTGTGCTTCCCATCGCTCGCGTTGCGGGATTGAGTTTATCTTTGCTTGCCTCTGCTCTTCCCTCTGATCTTCCCTTTGCCGCATTTCCCATTCGTCTTCGCTTCGCAAATGCGCTTGCCGCGCTTCTACTGCCAACTTCCGCGCGTGTTCCTGCGAAACGTAACTGACGACGTCAACCGCTATCTGTGTGCCGTCTGCGTCAGTTGTATCCTCGCCCCATAACACTTGTCCTGCGTACTCCCACTGGTAGTCCTCGCAGTCATGCTCCGTCCGTGCGTTTGCTGGCGTTATATCGTAGCCTCGGGACGGCAGATCTGTGACGTCGCCAGTCGCTATATCTATGCGAGCCTCAAACCGTTGCTTCAGTACGTCTTTGCCAGCGACATTCAACGGGTATTCCTCAACTTCGCACTCATCGTAAGGACCACCTTTGTTAACCGAGCGGTTTCGGTGCTCGCAGTACTTTTGCGCGGCTGCACGATCGAGGAACACACAAACGATGTGATAGTCGCTGTATTCGCCGCTGGTTACGACGTAGACGTGCTTATGTCTTCCCATGTTCACGCTCCCATTCGCTGCCCGTACCGGCCAACGTCGCCCAATGCTTGACCAGCGCCTTCACCGTCGAGCCCTTCCAGTCCTTCGGGATATTCCGCCAGCGCCGGCGTATCTCGGCCGGTGTGGCGTCCAGCTCACGAAGGTCGCGCACGACACCGCCGATCCACGTACGTGATCCCTTCGGGACCACGCCGTTCGGTGGGTACTGCAGGGCGGCTACGGCATCCCAGATCGGATCAGGCTTGCGAGGTTTGCGCGGCCGCGCAGCCGGCCGCGGTATATCTCTTGTATTCTTCGTATCCCTTATATCTAACGTAGTATTATTCTGACTTCTGACTTCTGGTGATGCGATATGCTTGCGACTACCCATAGGGTTTGGCGCCCACCTTTTGAGGGCTGCTTTGCGCCCTGATCTGGCCTGGCGCTGTCGAAAACGCTGATCACGTACCAAACGGCGAGACCAATATGTGCCGGTACGCTCTGACATTTGTAGCACTGAGTTGGTCACCATAGAGTCAACAATTGTTGCGCGAACACCGAGGGTGCGAGCGATCTTATCCCGGCTCCATGGCTTGCCGTTTGTCCTAAGAATGCCGCGCTTTTCGCAGTCAAACATTATGCACACCAGGTCTATCCAGGCTCCGCGGGTTGTCGTTGAGCAGCTTCGTAACGCCGCATCGGACAACCAGTCTCGCGGGTAGAACTTGAACCAGGGCAGTTTCGGCACATTAACCCGTCCCGTGTTCCGCCTCGAATTCGATGACCACGTCCAGCACGCTCTGCAGCTCATCGGGGTCGGTCATCTTGTCCACCTCGTCGATAGACGGCAGCTCCAGCCGCTTGCGGACTTCGGCCTTGACGCCCACGGGTAACGCCACGTACCGGGCCCGTATGTCCTTTCGTTTCGCCGTAACGTCGTTCAGCTTGTCCACCTGTTTTGTGGCCTCGGGACTCGCCTTGTTGTTGGCCTTCTTCTTCGGCGGCTGTACTGGCGGCATGGGTATGTCTACGCCCGATGGCGGCAAGCCCGGCTTCGCCAGCTCGTCTGCCAACCGATCGGTTGCGGACTGGCCGGGTACGGCTTGCGTTTGGCTTGGCGCCCCGTTGCCGCTGAACAACTCGGCTACCGTGGTCTCCCCTTGCTCGATGGCATTCCACACGCCAAGCAGCGTGGCCCGGTCGTCCTTCGTCATCGCGTCCAAGCGTTTACCGAGCAGTCCTTCAAGTTGTTCCTTGCTGACGCCTTTCTGTGAGAACTGTGCAACCACCTTGTTGACTGTGCTGTCGTCCAGGAATTCGTCCAGTTGCTCGTTGACGCACGCTTCCAGTTCGCTACGTAGACCAGGCGGGACCGAGCGTAGGATGCACTCGCGGATGTGTTTGCTGCCCGCGGCCTTGCAGACTACATCGTAGAAGCGGTCATCGGGGTGCCGCATCGTCCCGCCGTTCCGCGTCTTGTATACCTTGCTCACTACCCCGCTTGTACGCCAGATGCTACCCCTTTCGTAGTCCACGAAAGATGCTTCAACCCGAGCCGTGTCGTTGTCGATTGGCGTTACGTGGACGTTGCATTGGTTGTGTTCGTAGGATATGGCAAGCGCCTCGGCGGCGCGTATCGACAACCCGCGCGCGTATTTCATTCCCCCGCCTGGCTCTTTGCCTACCGGCTTGCTGTACATCGCAGTCTGTGCGAACGTCTTAAACGTCTTCAGTTGGTCTTTGATATCGGCCAAGACGGCACCGTAGTTCCGTGGGTGTACAGCGGCCAATGCCATCATGTTATCGTTTTCCATCTTGATGATGGCCAACTCGCGGGGTAGCTGCGCTATCGCGTTCACCTGGTCGCCTGATGCGTTCGGCAACGTGTCCTCTGCAATTGCTTGCGTCATTTCGTCAAGCTCCTATTCTTCTTGTGTCTCAAAACTCTGTGTTTCCCTTGCGTGCAATACGTATCGAAAAGTCCGTCGGCGCGCAACTTGGCGAAGTCCACCTTCGGACTGCTGTTCTGCTCGAAGTACGTCAGCTCCCCCATATCCCCTAAGTGGGCGCCTTCGGCATCACCCATAGCCGCTAGCACCCGCGCGTACGCCGCGTCTTCCGCCTTCTTGACTACCAACCGCGCCTGCCGAAATTCGTCCCACCGTTCAAACAGCGCCGGCTCTATCTCGACGATACTCCCCGGCTCGCGGTGGATGGCCTTGACGATGTCCAGGCTGGGCGCGTAGTCAACGGGTGGCACGCGCGGGACTATGTGCTCATTCCAGAACACGTCCACGGCCTCGACGATAACTTTGATAAGCGCCTCGTGCCGGTGTATCCGGTAGCCGACGAAACCGCGACCGCCGAGCAGTGCAACGACGTGGCACGTGTCCTGCTCCGCCGCCAGCATGTGCGTTTGGCATTGCAAGGTGACCCGCTCCGGAACCAAGTCAGTCCCCGACTCCCCCCAGTGGTCCCGAAGCGGGCCGAGCAAGCCGGACGTTTTCGCCTCCACCGGCTCGCCGTTATCCACAACGACTCCGTCGATGTGGCACAGTATCGGTGTCCCCTTGACTCGCCGCTCGACGTTGCTACGTATCTTCCCCAGGTGCTCGCTGGCGTAACCGAGTAACACGGGTTCAAGCGCAGTCCCTAATTCCATTGCCGCATTCGACGGGGTGTGTATGTCGTGTACTATCCGCGCGTACACGTCGCTGACTGACTGGAAGGGGTCTTTCCCAAACAGTGCACCGATGGAACTGGCACCGATGTTCGCGTTATGTTTCGCGAGCTGTCTTTCGGTTATGCCCATATCGTTCTCGTCGCTCCATGTCTCGTATCCGTGCTCGTACCCATGCGATGTCCCGGTCTAGCAGTTTCAATGCCACCTGCGACGTGTGTATCAGTCCGCCGTACTCTATCCAGCAGTGGCGTATCAGTCGGTCGCGCTGGTATGTGAGTCGCCATAGTCGTACCTTCAGGTCGTGGACACGGGTCATGGTCAGACTATCGTCACCTTGCCGGGGTGCACCTTGTCATATAGCGTCTCAAGCTGGCTTCTGTCTTCGTACTCCAGGGGCTCGCATACCAGCCCAAACGCATGACGGGCCGAATTGCCGTCATGCCAACGGGGGAGTCTGAAGCCTAGCCGCGATACAAGCATTCGCCATATTGGCTCTGGTTCCATTGACTCTTTTCCGGCACGCGCTGACTCTGCTTCTAGCGCGCGCTGTGTGTCGTCTAGCCGTTGAACGAATGCCAAGTCCACGTCATTTAACGGCTTGCATCCATTGTTGTGGCCGGTAAGCAGGTGCTCTACAAGATCCCTTTCTACCGCTGTCACCGCTCTTCGTGCTCCGTCACCTCCGCCGTGCAGTCCAGTAGTTCCGCCCCTATTTCCCGCAACGCCGGCTCCAGCAGTTCCCGTGCAAACGCCTTGCCCTTTTCGGCCGCGTCTGCTTCGTTGCCTTCGGTTACGCGCGTGTGCGCAATGGCGACGGTATACGTGACCCCA